TAATACGCAATACTTTTCTTTACTTATAGCGTCTAATGCAACAGCAACACTTTTATACGTTGATATAAAACTATCATTAATATAAGTTATCTCACCACCATTAGAGTTTTCAAAAGCGTTCTTACGAGCCATTACAGCTACCTCTTGGGCAACCATAGATGCTATGTGACGCAAAGAATATTGACTATCGTCATTCCTTACGCCCTTATAGTAGGTAGTTAATATCTGTTCAGAAATATATCCGTATGTAGTGAATCCCATTATTATAATCCAGTTTGAGTTTTAATATTAGCAAATTGAGATACTTCCTGATCTTTAAGATTAACCCCAATATAACTTAACGCTATATACATAACCTCATTCATATCTACATCACTCCATAAAGGCTGTACAGAAAGTAGTGGGTCATAAACGTATCTACCACTAACCGTAGTAAATGCCCAAGCCATGTTAGTAGGTTTTTTAAGATATATAACCGAAGCAGAAGCTAATGTTTTAGGGTAAAATTGTAACTTAGTTCTTAGTTGAGCGTATATAGGAAATTCAGTATCTGGAGCATCGTAATAACTAGATAAATTATTAGCCACCCTATCTTGCTCCACCCTTGTAATCTCATACTCTTTCCCACTAACCTCTTTAGTTACTGCAACCATTTGAATCATATCAGTAGGTGTAGTACATTGACCATTAACATCTATTGTAACAGTCGTCTTATCTGATAAGAATGGACTTAAGCTATTACTTATTTTCTCTGTTACAGCGTAAGATATTTTTGGAACAGGTCTGTCATACCTATAATCGTTTTGATTGCCGTACAGCTTATTAAAATACTGAATTTGGGCTCTATTTATAAGCAAGTTAAACTCAGATGGAGTAACATACCCACCAGCATTGCTTTTCTTTACAATAAAGTTAATGAATTTATATACTTCGTCTATAGTCATATTAATACAAAGATACTTATTATTTAAAAAGCTTTTTACATAGTAAAGCCCCGCCTACTAAAAGACGAGGGCTAAACATACAAAAGAAAGGAAATCAAGGAAGCCCTTACATCTTCTTCAATTGCTCAAACAACTTAATTGCTTCATCGTCATTTTGCATAACTAACTTAGCAACATCTTGAGCAAGGTCAGCTCCTTTAGGGGCATCCATTATAACCTTTCGTGACTCAGTCCATACAAGTTTACCTTCTATAGCCGAAGTCGATATAATATTTTCTGTTATCGCTTTGTGAACCTTGAAAGCAATTTCATTCTTAGGGTCTACAAAATACTTTAAGAAATACTTAGGATTAGACTTCGCCTTCATGATGAAATCTTTTCTTACAGATCTTGGTGAGCCTTCAACATTTAATCCTAATACAAATGCAAATGGTAACATCTCGTCATCACTACATTCTTTAGCAATTTTTAAAGCATCATACTCTAAATCTAAAGCGTCTATTGATTTATTTAAATCAGATTCTAAATCAATTAATCTATATAATGCAGTACTATTAGCTTTCTTATGCTTCTTACCTTGAAATCCATCAAAGTTTCTTAATGCAGATAATTTATTTTTTTCGTATCCTCTAACTTTTAATTGACCGTGATTAAAAATAATTTCCTCATAATCTTCAAATCCGTTAGGTTCTACTTCTCCTTGTTCATCAACCCAAATAGTATCAACACCTCTTAAACATCTCCATCTTCTATTTCTTCCTGTTTCATCATCAATAGTGATTCCTTCTGACGGTATCTGATATACAGGAGGGTAAGGAGCAGAATTCATTCTTCCACCTTCCATATCTACTGGTTTATAGTTTTCCCAACTTTGAGTTAATACGAAGTGATATAATTTATCTACTTCATCAAATTCATTAAAATCCTCTTTTAGTTTCTTAGCACCAAAATTTGGATTACCTTTTTTCTTTTCTAATGTTGTTTGTTCCATTTTCTTCTTGTTTTCTTTCTTTCCTTGTTATTATTAAAATAAAGGGGTGAGCATTACACCCACCCCAATAAGTATTACTAGCTACCTTTTACAATAGCGTATTGATTAGCACCCATAACTTGAACACCGAAGTATCCAACTTGAGAAACAACCAATTCCATTTTAGCAGAGGTTGGAACTTTAGCTAAACCACCAGTTTCAGCGATTTGAACTTTCTGTCCGTTTCCTAAGATATCTTGGTATCTAATGTTGAATCTTGGAACTACGTTACGAGTCTTAGCATCTACTTGAGATCCTTTTGGAATTAACAATCCGAAATCAGAACGAGTTGTTCCGTTTGCAGAAGAACCATAGAAAGCAGCCTCAGAGAATGGTAAGTAACGAGTGAAGTTGAATTTACGTTGGTAAGGAGCAAATGACTTAAAGCCACGAGCTAAATCCAAGTTACCAGAATCTTGATTCTGAGCATAAATAACAGCACCATTATTGAAATCATTACCCAAAGAGTTTTGAATCGCAATATGTTGTTTAGTATCACATAACCAATCGTACTCTTGTGGAGCACCTTGAGAATCTAATTGACGCTCAACGTTAGCGAAAGTAGTTTGAGCTCCGAAAGAACCGTAACCAATGTTTAAACCGTTAGCTTGAGTTTGTTGGATAACTCCAGCAGAACCGGACTCACTATAACCTAAGTTATCAGTTAAGTTAGAGTCCATCAACATCAATTCTTTTTGTAACAAGAACTTTTTGTTGTCATCAGCTAATTGCTTGTATTTGTAGTATCTCTGACCATCATATTCAAAATCGATAGCTTCGCTTAAGTTTAAATCTGTGAATTTAGAATCGATACGGATTTGAGTAGCGTAGTTAGTGAATTTGTCAATAGTTTGTACAGTTGTAGCTGTGTAATCAGAAGCTTCACCTACATATTTGTAACCTCTACCTTGTAATTCATCACCAACAGTAACAGATGCATTATCAGTAATAAGTACAGGAACAATAGTTACAACTTGAGTAGCAGTTCCTTTACCAGATACAGAAGAAACACGAGATTCAACACCTGTTCTTGCATTATAAAGAATCATACCAGCTTCTGGTAAAGATTTGTATGAAGCTCCAGCATAAAGATCTCCTGATGAAATAGTAAAAGTTGCAGCAGCACCAGCAGCTACAGCTGTTCCAACAGCAGACGCAGTTACAAAAGACATTTGACGACCTTTTGATTCGTACCAGTAGAATAATTTGTTGTCGGTAGCCATAGTGTTACCAGCAAGTTCGTTCATCATTACATAAGGAACGAATTGAAATTTGTCGATAAATTCTTTGTACGCTCTTGGTACAACGATATTTAGCTCAGAGATTAAAGTTCCTTGTCTGGTTGCAGACGATGAACTAAAAGCACTTGGAGTGGTTAGATTAGTTGCCATTTTTTTTAAAAAGTTTTAAATTGTTTAATATTTTTGTTTGTTTATAAATCTAACACAAAGTTACCAAATCCATACGGATCATTTCCTCTAACATCAAATGTTTGATTAGTAGAGCCGCCTAGATTTATGTTCTTGATATCTCTACCAATGATGTCCATCTTTGCACTCTCCTTAGCTTGTGTCCAACCAGACTTAAACATCTTCTCAGAATTTTCAAGAATATACACATCCTCGGTAATCTTCTTGACATCTGGAGTTCCGTCAGGTTTTACCCATCCACGTTGAACTAAATAACTTTCAGCATTAAATTCTTTCATCTTCTGCACCATCTCTCTTTGTTCGTCTTGGGTTATTTTATAGGAAACTTCCTCGTCACCTAATTTAAACTTAAACTCACTTACTGATGGTACATCTCTTTCAACCGAACTAATCCATTGTTGTTGCAAATACTGCAATTGCTCTGGACTTAATCCTTGGTCGCTTTCAGATTCTTCTGCCGAAGTCCTGCTAACATTATTATCAGTAGAATTTCTATCTGATGTTGGTAATTGAATGTTCTGTTTTAATTCCTCTAATTCGCTACGTTTATCTAACGCATCTCTTCTAAGTAACTTTTGAGCTCTATCAATCTCTCTATTGATTTTAATAGCCTCTTTGTATTCATCAGGATAGATGTCCTTATCAATTTCTTCTAAGTCAATCTTATCCTCAAATAAAGCTGAACCATACTTTTGTTCTAGTTCAAACTCAATATCTTCAGTATCCCAATTAGGGTTTTCAGATGATATGAATCCAGCTACAATGTCGATATCATTTACTTCATTATAATCTGTTTTCTTTAATGATAAATATTCGTAGAGCGTATCCTCATCTAAATCAGCAGTATTGGTATATTGCTGTTGTACTTGCTCTTCGTATTCCTCATCATCATTGTCATCATTAGTACTAATTACTTCTGATTCTTGTTCTTCATCATCAACACTTTCAGTTTCTAAATCTGTTGATAATTCTTCATTTAATTCTTGCTCTTCTTTTTGGACTTCAGGCTCTGCATTGTAATTATCAGAGATAACATCCTCCCAAGAGTTTACCTTGTTTACTTCCATTATTTTTCTTCCTTTCTTGTTTTACAAAATTAATTATTAATTAAACACGCTTTTACATCTCTTGCTCAGGCGGCATTTGTTCTCCACCTTCCATTGGAGCTTGTTGACCACCGCCTTGTTGTTGCATTTGTTGAGCTTGCATCATTGCTTGTTCTTGTTCTTGTTGTTGCTCTAACATTGCTTGTTCCTGTTGATCTTTTAATTCTTCAGCAATAAGATTAGTTTGTGTTTGAACAACTCCTTCTATACCTTCGAAGATAAAGCTTGGCATCTCTTCAATAGACTTACCTTGCTCTAATAATTTCTCTAAAGTTTTTACACGAAGGATATTATAGTATTTAAGAGTTTCTCTTTCTTTATCGTTTTCTAACTCTTCTTCGTATTGTTGTAATTTAAATTGAGCTTTAGCTTGTTCTAATTGTAACTCTCCTTGAGATTTTGCTTGAGCAGCTTGTACTGCTTGTTGCATCTGCATTTGGCTATTCTGTTGAGCTTCTTCCATTCTTAGCTTTCTGCGTTTCTTTTGTGCAGATACTAAATAGTAATTAGCAGCTTTAGGATTATTTAACAATCTTATTTGAATAGCATCTTCAAGTTCAATACTCTGTTGAGCTAATGCTTGTTGAATGTTATTCTCTAATTGTTGTCTTTCAGCAGTATCAATAGTAGCCTCAATCTTAACATCAAAGTTTGAAGTTTCAAATCCATTCTCTGCTTCTAATTTAATGTACTCTACTCTGTCAGTTCCTAAAGCATATTTATATCCTTCGTATCCTTTCTTTCCGAATACTAAGATATCCCATAATCTCATTTGAGATAATCTAGCTGTTCTTTCGTATATGCTAAGATATGAGTTGTATATGTAGTTAATAGAGCTTTCACCTATTTGGCGAGCTGACTCCATTACTTTAGCTCCTACAGCCTGATTAGAAATCATACCTTGGTCTAAAGAGTTAGAACCAATCATTCTTTCCAACTTAGCTAATTCAAAGTTATATAATTCAATAAAAGCATTTAACTTCGCTGTGAATGGAACATTAAGTGGAGTAATAGGAGGTCTATTATTACCTTCCATATCATCAACTTGTCCTTTGTAGAATATAACACCTGTTTGCTTATAGATTCTAATTAATTCCATTGGTTGTAATGCACCTTTTCCATTACCTAAATCAACATCAGCTAATCCTGCAATATCTACTGTGTAACCATCTGGAGCAGCCTGAGCAACAATCTTCTGCATTTGAAGGTGAGCTAACTGCATTTGCTTAATAGATGGTATCATCGTTTCAATAATAGGCTTGTTTGTCATCCTATTATTATTATACATATAAAGAGCGTATGGCATTAAACAATCTTGAAGATTATCCTGTGGTTTAATCATATTGTTAGCCACTTTCCATTCTAACATCTTATTAGTATCACAAATCCAAGCACCTTGGTATTCTACATAGTAAGGTTTTGATCTAACATATTCCTTACCATCTTTAATTTTATTTGTTTTATCTAAGATTGTTTTACCAAATCTATCTTGATTCTTTTCATAATTTAAATTATATAAAGTCTTAAATGATATATTAAGAACTGGAACTCTAAATGAATCATATGGTCTTGCAAAAGCATTAGCATATTGGTAGTTCCAAGTAAATGCCCAAGAAGCAGGATTACCGTACTTACTTGATGAGTTCTTAGCTAAGTTGAAAAGCTCCTCTTCAGTATATTTATCAGGATAGGTTAATCTTACATCAGCAATAGATGTGTACACAATCTCTCCAACCCATTCAATATCTTTAAAGTCATTACGCTCACTATACGATACAATCAGATTATAAGCATTTACTTTTCTTATTCTAATTCTACCATTAGCATCAATGTATGTTTTAGTTCCTGAGATACCAAAAGTAATTAAATCATCAAGTATTGCATCTTTAACTTCTGACCAATCATTGTCATACATTATTAAGTCAATACCCTGCTCCATCATTACCTCTTCACGTTGCTTATAGTTGAAACCAAAATAGATTTCATTCTCATCATTATCTTCTGGAGTAAAAGCATCAGGATCTTCTAATTGTAATCCTGAAGTTTCTTGTAGTTGAGCTATTTGGTCCTTAAATTCCATTCTGAATTTAGCATCCAATTTTTCTTTGTTCTTTTTAGATACACTAACAGGATCAATAGCGTTACACTTAATCTTTTCAATACGTTGATTAAATCTATCTTTGATTCTATTAATAATAGGAATAGCAACTGGTAGTGGAGTAAAGTCTAAGTTAGAATATGGCTGTTGACCATTAATATCTAAATAGTCTAAAAACTCCTGCATAGGCTGTTGACCTGTAGCATAAGATTTATTATAATCGAATCTAACCTGTCTTTGCTTTTGAGAAACACCTCCGTAACCATTTAGCCATTGGCTATAAGCAACCTTCATTATTTTTAAACCGTATTCTGGTGAGTTCTTGTCACTATCGGAAGCTAACGGATTAGGAAATCCATAATAAGTATCTTGAGCCATTAATATCTTTTATATAAATTCTTTACAAAATTAAACATTTAAATACTTTGTTTTTTAAACACCACTTAATCCTACTATTGGTTTTGCATATTTTAAGAACACTAACTTCTGTTCTTTAGATTCTACT